CGAATCCCTCCTTCTCCGCCAAGCATAAGAAAACCACCGTAAATACGGTGGTTTTCTTTTTTATACACGATTTTTACACGATTGTTCTTATATACTAAACAAAAAAACAGCCGCCTCAGACCCATAAAAAGTCCGAGTCGGCTGAAATTTTACCTACTTGATTTTTATTTTCTGCCCTGCATAAATAATGTTCGGATTCTTGATACCATTGTCCTTGACAAGCTTCGCAACAGTGGTCTTGTACCTCTTAGCGATAGCAGAGAGCGAGTCCCCACGCTTCACAGTGTACGTCACTGTCTTCTTGGTGGAGCTTGTAGTCGGCTTGCTAGTCGGTCTGATAGCCTGCTTCTTGAAGCCGTTCAGCCCTGCCGCCTTGATCTTCGCAGGATAGTCCACATAGCAGATGTCCATATCAACATTGCCGCTGATACCGCTGACTCTGCCAGTAGAACTGTACTGCCACATACCATAAGTGCCGCTAAAGTTGCAGCGTGAACCGTACTCAGCGACCCACAAAGCATATCTCTTGGCAACAGAGGCAGATATGTACTGCTGTAAAGGCGAACGGCTGATATACAGTCCTGCCCAGTAGCCTGCGTGTTCAAGTGCATTGCAGAAAGTCTTGACAAGGCTGTTGCAAAATGCTCTGCCCTTTGCGAACTGTGAACGCTCTTCAAGGTCGAAGTATATCGGATACTCAAACGTTTTGCCCTTGATAGCGTTGATACAGGTCTGAGCCTCTGCCTTTGCGTCCTCGACGCTCGCCGCATAGCTGTACCAGTAAGCACCGACTTTCAGCCCTGCCGCTTTAGCAGCCTTGTAGTGCCTCTCGAAATATGGGTCTTTCTGATTAGCGTACTTGCCATAGCCTGCACGAATGATAACGAAATCGACCCCCGAAGCCTTGACCTTCTTGAAGTCAATGTTCTGCTGATACTGTGAAACGTCAATACCCTTGAATGTCTTTGCCATAAAAATTACTTCCTTTCCAAATCGTCAATTCTATGATTAGCCACCTTGATTTTCTCATCAATCAAAGCATAGTCCTGCTCCAGCTTGTACGTCCGTGCGATAACGGAATTGTGCTTGTCCACACGCTCAGACAGCTTGTCTATCTTGTACTCAATGAGTTTTTGGCTATCATACTGCGCCTGTTGCATAGTCTTACGACTGTTAGATGCTATAACGAGCTGACACACTACCGCCGAAGCCGCTGTTATCAGTGCAACGATAATTGCTTCCGTCACTCGTCATCACCTGACTTTCTTTTGGCTGACTGCGTGCCGAAATAGAACGAGATCACCACCGTAAACACCGTGATGAACTGCTCTGCTGAAATCGTGCGGCGAAGTGCCAGCACACAAAACACCGCTGTCAAGAACAGCGTTACAATGGACTTTACATCAATGAGTTTCGCTAACTTCTGCTTCATGGTATACCTCCTTTGTGATTTCTTTGAACTGCTCCGGACTAATAACGCCTGCCTTGACAAAATCTTTGACCTTTGCCAGCGAATACACGCCCAGATCATAGAAACGTTTAATAATGCTGTAATACATCACTCGCCCTCCTCACCTATCAGCGTGCCTGTCATAGCAGCTGTGTATAGCACTTGTGCCATTATTTTGTCCTGCTCGGTCACTGTAGGTTTTTCAAAATCTTCGGTGGATAGCCCTAACTTCTCAGCCATTTTCTTTTGTAATTCCGTCATACGTTACCTCCCACTTCACTCAGCTTCACGATATACTCTTCTTCTGACGGAACGGGTATTCTATAATCGTCACCATTGCTGTTTTTGAACGTCACGCTACCCAGTGCTTCGACCTCGATATTTCGCAGGAAGTCATCTGGTATCAGGGTTGAAATGTCGGTGACGATTGGGGTATCTAACGCTTTGATTGCCGTTCCGTCAATAGTGTTGTTCTGTGTATAGGTCTTAGCCTCATAGTCTGTCACATTCCCCTCAATGCCGTAGCCAGGCAATGCTTTGATGGCTTCGGGGATTGGGTGTTCGTTGCGGTGGTAGGGGGCGTAGGTTCCCGAGCTACCAGCTATCAATGCTATATCATTTTTGTAAACATTACCATATCCTGGCGGAAGTGTGAAACGCACATAGGCTGCGTTTAATGGGGTTATAAACGCTCTGTTTGGGTAAACAGTTTGCCCGTTGTTGTCGTTATAGCCGATGTAGTTCTTGCTATGGTCATAAAATCTGGTTTTCACATTTTCAAATTCGATACTACCTGCGAATACGAAGATATAAGTTGAGTTTGGAATAATTGGTATATAGTTTTTTGAATATATGGATGCAGTACCTCCTTCGTCATTGCCGCTAGATGAGTTAATCGAACCAATTCCCCATACTTCGTCCCACAAATTCTTTCCCTGCTCAACGACGCTCTCTGTATCTGCAGTTATAATCTCACCAGCGTTATACTGGTAATAGTTATTAGGGAATATGGCTTCAAATTCTTCCACGCTTGTGGGTTCGTTACCTATACCAAACATTTGGGTTAAATCAAAAATTTCATAATTACTGAACGGCGATGTGTCTAATTTCTGGTTACCATCAGAATCAGTCACAAGGCGAAATACTCCGAAATCACCGCCATCGCTATGCTCGCCTAACGGGCTTGTAATCCATGATATTTTTCCACTACCAGCAGCTACGTCCTTAACTATCTGCCTATTAGTCTCCCCCGTATAATGAGCATCTCTGAAATATAGATATACCCTTGTATTTTCTGAAACATTATAGTCTACTCGAAGTAAGTATTTATGCGATTTAAAAATCGGTTTGCAATTAAGTGTGCCTCCGCTAACATAGTCAAATTTTTTATACATTTGATTAAATACCAAATTCTTACCACCAATGGACTTAACCGACATCATCCTACCCCCTGTAGGAATAGTCTTGACATACGCTGTGCTGCTATCAGTTTCAAACTTATGAGTGATACCCTGTCCTATGTCATACAGAGCATCTACCCTACGTTTCATTTCCTTATCTGTTAATTTTATACTAGCTATATCCGCTGTATTCTCGGCAATCTTTGCAACTGCTGTAACATAGTCTTCAGGTAAACTATCAGCTACAGACTGTGCTTTCTGTGCGGCAGTTTCAGCGGCTGTTCTATCTTCTGCAACCTTAGCGGCATTCTCAGCTACATTAGCCTTATCAGCTGTTACCTGTTCTGCTAATGTCTGAACAGCCTGTCTATCAGCTGCTGTGCTGTCAGCATTGGTCTTAGCGGTCTTTGCATAGCCTGCCGTTATTGTCTTGTCGGCTTCGACCTGCTGTGCTGATGTTGCCGCCTGGGCAGCTGATACCTTGGCACTATTCTGTGATTTAACCGCCTCAGCACGTGCAGTTTCTGCACCCTGTTTGGCGTTTTCTGCCTGTGTAGCGGACGTTTCAGCCGCTGTCTTTGCGGTTTCAGCACGGCTTGCCGCCTGTTCTGCGGTGTCGGCTGATTTCTCTGCGGCTGTGGCAGATTTAGCGGCGTTATTTGCCATTGTTGTCGCCGTGTCTGCGGCGGTGACAGCTGTCTGCATATCTGCGTGTGCCTGTCTGCCTATGGCGTCTATCTTATCCAGTGCGTCCTTTGCCACGTCAGGTGACGGGATAGCATTATCGCCGATAGCTGCACCTATTCTCAGGCGGAATATGCGTGATTTCTTCACCAGCACATATTCATCACCTGACAGCTTCTTCGCCGCTATCTGACACGATATTGTCTGCGCTGAACGCAAGATATCTGCGGTTGGCGTCCATGTGCCGCCTGTGATATCGACCTCATAGACAGTGCCGTCACCGTAGTCTATCGTCAGCACATAGCGGTCTGCGCCGTCTACCTCCATGCCCTCGACCGATACAGGTCTAGCGTTTGTTTCACCGACATAGCCCAGCAGGGCTGTGTTCAGTGTTACGTCGTAGTCTGAATTTAATGTTATCGTCATTTAATCACCCCTCTATGCTATCACGATATAGTCTACACGATATGTTCCAGCAGGCACGCTGACTGTGCTAGAGCCAGCGGACGGCCCCATGCAAATAACCGCATTGTATTTACCATTGAATTTAGCTACATGAACGCAGAAATTCTGATATGGCGTCGGTGTATCGTCCTGTCGGAGAGTGACAATTATCTGTGCAGGGTCGCCGTCTATATCCAGCGGTACTGCCACAGTAGGAGTTGCTGATGATACAACCTGTGTAGCTGTTTTATGCTGGATTATCGTCTGATCTAACTCGTTTACCGCCGTCTGCACCGCCGTCAGTGCGTCCACAAATGCCTGCCTTACCTGTCTGCCTTCAAATGCTGTTGATACAGTTTCTATAAATTGTGAAAGGTCTATGTTTGCCATAAATTTGCCCCCTTAGTTAGTTTGCTGAAAATTCTTTGCATAAACTGTGCCCGTGTTGCCCTCAAGGTATATCTGTCGCTTTTCATTCTCATCATATACACTGACGGAGTGATTGTTCGTGTCAAGAAAGAAGCTTGCCTTGCCGCCTGCATATGTGCGGATATCGCCTGAGTTACTGTCAATATTCACCTTTAGTTCGTCATTCCAATATAGGAAAACTCCTCCTGCCTGACAAGCAACGTGTCCGCCTATGGTACTGTTTTTTAGCACCCATTGAAGCGGTGAAAGTTCCAGCGTCCATTCTTTGTAGGATAGCTTTATAACACTATTATCCTTGCTGTTTGTTTCTATGTTGATGTTTCCACCAAGCATAGTCAACGCCTTTGCGATAATGTGTCCGTTCTCAGATACCGAAAAGGTACCTGAGCCGTTATTGATTTTAAGCCCTGTCAGCACCTTTGCCGTAATAAAATCTGTAATCAGATTTCCGTCTATCGTCCATGCTTTTGTGTACGGACCCTCTTTGGCAGAGCCACCGTCTGATGACTTCCAAAATCCCATGCCATTTAGATTGAACTGAATACATGATTTACACGTGTCGATATTGTCAGTATCCATTATAAGAACACGTCTTGGCTTTGTTGGTGGGTCAAGAATAACATTGCCGCCCTCTGCACCTGTGATAAGTTTAGTCGCATTCTCTATTTTGCTGTCTATCACCTGACGATTTCTGAATTCAGAGTTATCTATAGCAGATTGCAGGCTTTGTGTTTTCGCTGTCATAAAGCCCGAAAGGGTTTCAAATCGGTCACCGAAGGTCAACTGTGAAGCCTGCGGATTGTCAAGGTCTATGGATATACCCACAATGCGCAAATCCTCGTCTATGCCCATAAGACTATTTTTTACTCTGTACCAACAGCCGAGTTCAAACTGCTCAATGTGTTTGTCTATTCTCGAGAGGTCAAGTGCTGTTATCTGATACTGCACTTTCGCACGATTGACAGATTTAAGATACTCCTTGCCCTTGCTAAGAAGATTGCTCGCAAGGGTCACATCGTCCCATATCTGCGTGCCGCTTATAACGCCGTACTTTGCGACCAAAGAACTGTCTTCTATGTAGTCCTTGCCGCCGTTTACAGTGCCGATAGTCAACCGCTTTTCGCTGTCGGTCAACTTTGCGCCAAGAGGATAAAGACGTGTTATGACCGCCGTTTCGTCTACTTCTCGTGATATGGTTTTAAGATTTACCGCAAGTTCTATGGTGGTATCAGTGCCGTGTCCTATTTTCTCCAGATAGTCGAGATAGACCTTGCCGCCTTTATCTCTGAGCTGTATCTCACCACCGAACTTCCCTATAAGCTTGTCTGCAATGACGTCCATTGTCTTGTCCCAATTTGCAGTATATGTGTAGTTGTTGCTTGCCGTAACAGTTACCTGTCCCAGCTCTATACGCTTATCTGCACCCACCTGTGCATTGTGTTTGGAGAGGAACGAAGAAAGCACCGTTGATATACCTACCATTTTGTATTCAACATACGGCTGAACGCTGTCATATAGCCAACCTAAACGCCCCTCACAGGTGACTTTGCGGCATATCAGACCTCTCTCATCCATGCTGTCAGGACACTTTAAGACCCTGCCTATAAAAATGTCCTTGTCAGTGCTTTCATCATAGACCTTGACAGCCGTTGTAAGCGGTTTCAAGAGGTCATAGCCTGCATTGTTCGGATATATGGTAAAGCTGAAACTATCCACAGCGTTGATAGACTTTGCAACCTTGCCGCCTGATATGCGGTCTGTGCCGTCGCTGTGTATGACAGTGTTTTCAGCTCCGTTTGTGATAGTAACTACAAACATTTACAGTGCCTCCTCGTAAAGTTTGAGCGTGAGTGTACCGAAGCCGTAAGCCGCAAGAGTATTCACACCAGGCTGTAAAGTCAGCTCGTCAAGGTCGAATTCTTTCTCCGTATTGCGGTATACGCTTGCACTTATCTCCTCGTCATTGAGTGCAAAATAGGTGAATCCCACACCCTTTGTATCGTCCTCTGAGCGTTTGAAAGAAAGGCGTGGGCGTATGGGTCTATCAGCATATGAATAGACTTTCAGGGTCGCAGGAGGTGCGTATCGTGTCTGTTTGACCGCTGTCAGCGATATATCCGTCAAATTCAGATAATCGGTTTCAAAGTTGAAGTTGTCAAAACCAATATCTGAGTAATCATCAGAACGCAGAAAAGGATACGTTTTGAAGTTCACTGTCAGATCAGCGGTGCGCCGTGAAGTGAACTCAAATGCAGAGGTATCAAACACAGCCGTTGCCCCCACAAAGTGATAGTCTGTCAGAAAGCTTATCCTCAGCTCACCCTTTGCTCCACTGAGCCAGCGGACAACATCACATTTTCTGCGGTAAAGTTCGTTTTCATCTTTTGCAGAAAGGCTGAATTTTATCGTGATATCACGCTGTTTGTACGTCCTTTCTCCTGCCATTTTTGAAAAATCATAAAAGCCGTTCATAAATGGCAAAGTGGCTTCTATTCTGTTTTCCTCCGGCTGAGATATTTGAACGCCGTCCTTTTGGATAACCAAATAGAAATCGGTGGACTTCTTACCACCAAATTCTATATATTCACTAGACACTTGCAAGCCTCCTTTCGTTGCTTGTGACCCTCTCACCTAGTTTTCCGTCCACCTTTGACGTGAGCTTGTCACCGTCAAGATAAATGTTTCCTTGCTGTGCAAGCTGTGGGAAGTAGGTCTCTAAGAGGGCGATGATCTTGTTCATTGTATCATTACCGCCGTTATTCACACTCTTTTCGGGGAGTGCCGAAAAGCTTGGCGGTATGATATCCGTATCCATAAGCGGTTGCAGAGACCTGTTGAACTGCATTGTGATAGTGTCCTCGTTGTCTGCTATGCCTTTTGCAAACAAGTCCATCATATCAGGTGCAAAAGTGTGGAAGTTTGAAAGAGGGCCCTTGTCAGGTTCAGAAAAGCCGAGAAAGTCCTTAACGCTTGAAGCTACGTCACATACAGTGTCTTTAAGGCTCTGCCATTTCTCCTTTATGCCGTCTATAAACGCCTGTATCATATCTGAACCCCACTCCTTGAAATCGTTCCACTTGCGTGAAAACCAGTCTGTAAGGTCGATAAGCATATCAGACAAAGCGTCTGAAACAGGTGCGAAGTAGTCCACCATACCTTGTGCAATGCCCTTGATCAGTTCAACCGCTATAAGTATGCCGCCGGCAAGAATATCGGGGAGATTTTTCAGCAGTTCCATTGTTAGCGTACCGATTATTTTTCCTGCACTTTCCGCAAGCTTTGCCATCGTATCGCTGTCTGAAAGCGACATTGCAAGTGCATCTATTATCTGCACTGCTCCGTCTATGATAAGATCTATGTTATCCACAAGTGCTTCTGCAAGGGTTGTTACTATCTGTATTGCTCCGTCAATTATTGCTGGCAGGCACTCAAGAACAGCCTGTATAACTGTAGGTATCTGCTCAACAACTGCATTGATGAGGTCGGGCAATATGGTCGGCAAAGCCTGTGCTATAGTTGTTATGATAGTTGCCAATGACTGCACAAGAGGACCTGTGTTCTGTATAAGTGCTGTTGCAATAGTTGTAATGGCACTTATAGCCGCCTGCGTTATCGTGCCAATATTATCGGAAATGCCTTTTACAAGTGCCTGAAATATCTGTGTGCCTGCTTCTATAAGCTGAGGGAGCAGATCGCTCACAAGCTGCGGAAGCTCGGCCGCTATGTCGGGAGCCAATTCACTTATAAGCGTTGTGACCCCTGAAAGAGCCTGCTTTATAACAGGCATAATGTTCTTTGCAAAGGTCTTTACTGTGCTTACCATTTCCTTGATAAGATTTTTCAGGTCAGCGTTTTTGTCGCCCATTCCTGCCATAAGGTTCGCCCACGCTGCTTTCACAGAGCCAAGAGAACCGGAAACTGTTGTTGCCGCTTCCTTTGAAGTTGTACCTGTGATGTCAAGTTCGGTCTGTACCTTGTGGATAGCTTCTATCATTTTGTCAAACGACACGCTGTTGACGGTCTTTTCATCGACCTTTATCGAATCTCCAAGCACGCCTGAATCGTTGATTAGCCTTGCCATTTCCGACTGTGTACCGCCATAGCCGAGCTTTAAGTTATCGAGCATGGTGTAATTTTGCTTTGCAAAGCCCTGATAAGCGTTCTGGATAGACGATATATCAGTACCCATTTTATTGGCGTTGTCCGACATATCCACCATTGCTTCATTGGCTATCTCAGCAGCCTGTGCAGTATCACCGCCCAAGCCTTGCAGAAGTGAAGCAGAAAAGCTTGTGACGTTCTGCATATAGTCATTAGCCGATATTCCTGCGGTCTTGTATGCCTCACTGGCGTACTTTACGATAGTATCAGCGTTGTCCTTGAAAAGTGTTTCAACGCCGCCTATGTTCTGCTCATAGTCCGCATATGCGCTCGCAGAACTTTTGACTATAGCGCCTATGCCTGCGCTTGCTGCCGATATAGTTGCTATACCAGCTTTTGCGGCAAGTGCAAAGCCCTTTTTGATAGTGCTTCCAAAACCTGAAACGACCTTGCCACCAAGAGAGCTTCCAAACTTGTGACCATCGGGCATACTATCCCCGAACGCTCTTCTCAGCTCTGATGCAAGCCCTTGCATAGACGGAACTATCTGCACATATGCCTTGCCTAGCTGTGTGCCGTTTTCTTCTGCCATGTTAGTCCTCCTTTCCTAAGATTTTTCTTCTCGCTTTCTCATAATCCTCGCCGCTTCGGAACGCTGTTATCTCACTGTCGCTCTCGCTTTTGCCTATAAGCTTTTCAGCTATTGACTGCGGTCTGTTCACGCCCTTTTGACCGTCCTTTGTCTGCGACCAGCATATCCATTGCAGGCGGTCAAATATCAGTGCAAGCAGTATTTCAGAGAACGAACCGCCAACACCGTTGAGTTTGCGCTTTACCCGTGAACTGCTGTCAAGACCACAAAGAAAAGTCGCCACCTTTCGTGCAGGCAGCGACTTGTAGTCGTATATGTGATAATACTGCGCCATATCGCAATCAAGCTCATCAGGATAGCGCTCCATGACAGCGGCAAGGACTAAGAGTTTTTTGCTTTAGGGGTCTGGAAGATCTCCACGATCAACTTTGTTATCTCTTTAGCCGATACATAGCCGCACTTTTCTCTTATCTTCTCAAAAGCTTTTTCTTTCTTGTTTCCCAAGGCGGCGTCAACTACCTTGACATATGCAAGGGGGTCGCCCTGTTCACACTTACCGACAGCTTCGATAAACTCATAGTCGTCAAGGGTCTTCTCCTCTATTTCAAACTCAAAACCACTCTCTGTCTTACCTGTCAGCATAGGTTATTCCCCCTTTTTCATGTACTCATAGTGTGTGTTGCCGTTCTCATCAGGTGTGGCTGTGATAGTCAGCTCATAGCCGATAGGCTCATTGTCTTTGTAGGTGATATCAGATATCTCCGTCACCTTGCCGAACGGAACGACCACTCTTTTCAGTACGTTATTTTTCAGTATCATATCGAATACAAACGCCTGATCTTCATGCTCTGCGCTGTTGACCTTGATCGTCAGACCTGTGTCAAGGTCGCCCGAAACATTGCTGCCATTGTAGACAGTTTTCAGCACATCTGTATTGGTACACTCTATCAGTTTGACCTTGAAAGTGTCCGTCTTTTCTGTCTGCGGTGTGTCAACGATATCTCCACCCCACGCCTTTATATTCTCGGTAGAAATGCCCGAACTGTTTGTTACACCGTCCTCTGAGCAGTAGCCCAAACTCTTGAACGCTGCGTCAAGTGCTGTTGTTGCATCTGTCGGCAGTGTAGATCCTGTGGTCGCTGTGAAAACCGCTCCGCCTACCTTTGGCTTGCCTGTTGATACGTTATCCTTGTTGTTTGCCATATATTATCACTCCTCGTCGTAGTAGGTTACATCGAATACCGCCTGATAGCGATATCGTTTTGTTTCCGTGTCTGTATAGTTGTAGTCTGACGTGCACGCACAGCGGCATACATCGCCCTGTGACACGCTTTCAGACATAGCCTTTTTAACTTTTGCGTTAAGTTCTGCCGCCCCGTATAGGCTCGCTGAGTAGCTCTGAACGGCTATGGTGGCAGATGTGATAAAATCATTCTCTGCCGAGCCTAGCTTGTCGATTAGCACATACTCTTCCGGCAATTCTTTAGGTTCTTCAAGATAAACTGGAACGTCAAGCTTTGCTCCCAGCCAGTCAAGAATTATTTTTTCTATCACTTGCCAAGCACCGCCTTTAAAAGCGTGTTATTTCTAAGATTAGCACGCTGAGCCTTCTTTGTCTTAGCTTTGACGATAGCGACCTTACGGCGCATTTTTGGGTATCTTGTCCATGTGATAGTATACGCTTTATGCCCCGTGCCAAGACGTTGAACGGCTCTGTCAGCATATCCCTTGACCATGCTTTCAACAGGTGCAGAGCAGAGAAAAGCCGCAATTGCGTTGTGGTCAAGCTCTATATTAACTTTACTCATAGCGTTCCACCTTTACTTTCTTGTTCCATTGTAAAGGGATATTATCATCAATGCCCTGCGTAGGGATACCCACAGTTTTGAATGTCATTCCCCAGAACTCGACTTCTGTATTCTCCCATGTGTGCGTGTCACCTTTTGGTATCGCAAGCACATAAGCTATGCGTTTGCCTGACAGGTTGATCTCGTTCACAACGTCCTCTGCAGACGGCTCGCCCACAAGCACGTTTTCGACAACTTCCTGAGATACCTCATATGTAGGTCTGTTGAAGTCGTCAATGCCTGTCTGCGTTTTTACAGAAAGCTTAACAGGTATGCCTTTGATATTTAATCTCATACGTCATATACCTCCATAGCTCCGTATCTCTGCCGCATAACGCCCAGTTCTTTCAGTTCATTTCTGAGAAAATACAGTTGCTGTCCTGCGTTGAGATAGGTCATTGATACTGAATAGCCCATAGCCGACTGTGAAGCCTGCGAAGTCGCAGGAGAGCTGTCCGCAATAGAGTCAACAGCTCTCAGCGTAGCACGAACTATGATATCTTTTGCCGCAAGCTCTACGTCAGGTTCATCAGCTATCATAATGTCAAGATCTTTGCCATACTTCTTGCAGGCAGTTGAAAGCTTTGCACAGGCGACAGGCAGCAGAGCTGCCGCCTTTTCCTGTTCCTCAGCCGTGAGCTTTCGACCAAGCCTTATAACGTCCTCGATAGTTGCGTACTCTGCCGCCATTTATGCCGCCCCCTTACTTAGCTGCTGACTGAATGACAGCGAATGCAGACTTGTCAAGAATGCCCCAACCGAGATATGTCTCCGCTCTGATGTATACCTGATTGTATCCCTGAAGATCCTGTCCACTGTTGTCAGGATCGCCGTACTCGATGACTTTAAGCGGAATTTCCTTTGAGTAGCCCCACTTGAACGCCGTTTCAAAGTCACCAACGATCGCAAGATCTTTGCTGGAGTTGAATGAAACTGTATTGTTTGTCACGGTCTGAATGCCGTTCATAGAAGTCGGTGCATTGCCCCAAGCAAGGTCAGGATAAATCTTTCTGCCGCTTG